TTAATTTCCAACCCTCTCTAATTTATTCATCATATCTTTATCCATTTGCTCAGTTACATGACTATATATCTGTAATGTTGTTTTATGGTCTGTGTGACCTACACGCTCCATTATAGCTTTAAGAGATACACCTAATTGCGATAATAATGATATGTGGCTATGGCGCATGGTGTGACTTGTCACATGTTTTTCTATCCCTATATTTTGTGTAGCTATTTGTATGTTTCTGTTTATTGATGTGAGAGGTAGAGGGTTGCCTCTATGACTTGTGAATATAAAACCTCTATCAACATACATGTTTTCCCATTGTATCGCCCTCTTATTTTCCAACATAACCTTACGCAAAATATCGCAACTTCTAGTAGTTAAAGATATAGTACGATATGATGATGTTGTTTTTGTAGTATCTTTGAAACCTATTTTGTTACCATCTTTACGCCAGTGTATAGTGCCATCAATGAGAAGTTTCTTGTTTTCAAAGTCAATATTATCGGGTTGAATTGCTAAGAGTTCGCCAATACGCATGCCATTTAATGCTTGAAATTCAACTATGTAAGCAGTAAATAAGTATGATCTTTTCATATAACTAGCACGCTTTTTATTTGCTATGCGTTTTAATTCTTCAGCAATAGCCAGAATTTCAGTCATTTCTAAATAATTCTCACGTTTAGTTTTAACTTCTTCTCTTGTAGTCGCTTTTTTAGGCATAACAACATCATCTATGTATGATATATCAGTGATGTTATATTTCTTTTGAGTATATCGAAGTATATTTTTGATGATACTTAAATCGTCTTTAACTACTTTATGGCTTAGTCCATCTTTTAATGATGAGTTAATTAAATCTTGTATAACTTTAGCATTCATATTTTGAACAAGAATATCTTTGTCTATATTTCTTTTGATGTGAGCAACTTTATAGCTTTTAGTGGTAATAGTTGACTGTTTAGATCCAGATATTAATTTATAATGTTCAAACCACTCATCACATGCAGCATGGAAAGTTAGCGTCTTGAGTGTAGTAGGTGTCTTGTCATTTACCTTTGCCTCTATACGCTCATTTAAGCGTTTCTGAGCCTCTTTTTGTGACTGCTTACCATTCTTATTAAGTACCACGCTAACACGTCTCCACTTGTTTGTGAGAGGGTCTTTATACTTCTCATAATAGCGATATTTAGTTTCACCATGTTTATTAGTAAATTTCTCATGCCACATGCTATCCCTCCTAAAAAGGTAAAAAAATAATAAGGGTACGTTGGTGTAACCAAAACTATTGATTAAACTTTCAATAGAATTCTCTCCTACAACGAAAAAACCCCTCATGCAAGCATGAGAGGTTTATTGAGTAGTTTCACAGAACAACTATTTCATACTTGCATTATAGATGTTTTTTCTTTATTGATCAATTTTAAAACTAGCCAAGAGTGAAGATCTTACGTCCCTCAACCTCCTTTATTTATGTTGAAAAAGTAGAACACAATTAATCAATCAACCTTATTTCATCTTCATCGTAAGCATCAACAGAATGAGAAAGGTAAGCATGTGTTTTTAAAATCAATTTATTAGGATTAGTTTTAAATTCTAGTTCATCAATATTAAATTGGAAATGTTCAATTTCTTTGGTGTTTTCACATATACTACGGTCTACGTGTAAAGTAAATGTTTGTAATTCATTTTCTAAAATAGGAAATTGACTTCGCTTATCAGGATTATCATATCTTTCAATTAATGTAAGCTCAATCCGATTAATAGTTTGTTCAGATGCGCCGCTTTCTATTACCACGCTTCCGTCCAACACACCATTACTATGAACTTGTTGTGTTTTTAACACAGTGTTTATTTCTAATGATTCTATACCTATTGAAGTTAATAATTTTTCGAACATTTTAATTCCTCCTTTATTTATGTTAAAGAGCCACTAGAATGGTAAAATAATTAATCTGTGAAATATTATTTTAGCTCTTTTTCAATTTTTTCACCCTTAGCTCTACCTTTATCATCCACTTCAGTTTTAGGATCTTTCTTTTTCTTTGCGCTATCTTCCACATCTTTAGTGTCACATGCTCCTAAAATTAATGTGCTTGCGAAAATTAATGCTAAGAATTTTTTCATATGTATGCTCCTTTATTTAAAGTAAAAGTAAAGGTAGTTATCTACCCTAAATTAATCTAATGCCTCATTCATAGCCTTTTTATATTTTTCAAATACATGATCGTCGATATCGCCATTCATTTGAATTAAAAATTTATCTTTAGTGTATACATGAGAATAGAACGCTGCGCTTGATTTACCTAATTCTTCGTAATATTTTTTCATTTCTTTTAGGTCATCTTCATTTTTAAATTTTAAGATACGTGCATTTTTACCATCTGAAACAGTGAATATTTTAGCATTTTCAGTTTTCATTGGTGCCATACCAAAATCTTCACGTTCCATTTTTCGTAAGTTTTCTACACTTAAACCTTCTTTTTTAAATTTGTTTGTAATATCACTGATTTCATAATTCTTACCACATGCAGCTAGAACTAATAAACTACTTAATAAAAGTATAAGAAACTTTTTCATTTTATATGTAACTCCCTAATTTTATTATCCTTTATATTCATTTTTCTATGGTGTGTCAGACATTGTTCGATAGAACCACCACCTTAATTGATAAAAATAAAATCAATTTTTTTTAAATACATTTTGAATTTCTTCAATTTTATCTTGGAGAGTTAGGGTATCAAGTGAACCATCTACGTAGTCATATCTAATACTTTCGAGGAATTCCTCTTTGTTCATAAAGTATGTATCCAGAAGTTTAGATATATTTTTTCTATCATAATCACTTAATTCTATTGATTTATAAAATTTACTATTAAAGTTATCTTCTAGATGAAAATTCAGATCATTAATTTCTTCTGAGAAAATCGTTACAACTTTTTCATTATTATAGTCATAAGTATAGAATTCTCTCATTCTTCCATGTTTACTTATAGAATTTAAAATTTCATCATTATTATGTCTTGTTCTTCTTTTTTCAACCTCAAAATCACCTTCAGTAATCTTGGTTATTTGTTCAGCATAATAATTATATTCTTCATTAGTGTCAGAAATAAAATTTAAATAAGCTGGTATAAAAAATGGTGGTATCTTTTTAGAACCATTTTCAATACCACTTATATGACTTTGTGAATATTTTAAATTTTCTCCTAAAGCTTTAGCAGTGATATTTTTATTCTTTCTAATATTTTTTAAGTAATTACCTACTTCACTTCTGTATTTTCCAACCATATATATCACCTCAAAATAAATTTTAACACTTTGGAGATAAAAAAGATATAATTTTATTCTTGACATTCCTAATTCAACTAAATATAATCAAAATAGAGATAAAAGAAATAAAAAAATATCTCTAATATTTATACAAAGAGGTGATTATATGTATCTTACTGTTAAGGAAACAGCTGAATTGATAAGAGTAAGCGAAAGGCACACATATAAACTTATTCAAAAAAATGTAATTCCACATACCAAAATTGGTGGCAAAATTCTTATCAATAAAGAAAAACTACTTAATACATTAGAAAAAGAGGAGGCCTAAACTATGCCACATGTAAAGCTGCAAGATTTACCAACTAAACAGAATACTGCACTTGAAGAAAAGCAAATCGTATTCCCAGTTAAGTATGCAAAGCCTAAATTAATCTGTGAAATTTTCAATATTAGTTATTCAACTTTCTACCGACTTCTAAAGTCTTATGAAGATGACAATTTAGGTATTGAAGATATGTATATTGACATTAGTAGCACGCTAACACTTGTGAACGTAGAACAGTTTGAAGAATTTTTAAAACGTAAACACAAAAAATATTTATAAAAAGATTGAAGGTGATATAACATGGCCAAATTTTTATTAAGCCTAATGCTAATTTCAGTAATATCATTCCTTAGTGGTTGGTTATTAGGAATACATGTAGCTTTCGCAATTTACATGTTAGGTAGTTTGATTGCAGTATTAAATATTGAAGAAAATGGAGGAGCAGTAAATGAAGATTAAAGAAAAATATCAATTATCAAAAGTAGTAAAAGTATTAGAGAAAGTGGTTTACAAAGATAATCAAAACGGAGAACTATTCACACCGAAACAAATGTTTCATTCATTCACGGAATATCGTTATGACGATACAGCATTTTATGAACATATGCTTAAACTTATTCACAAAGAGTTATTTAATATTCTTGCTGAACTGGATTTTGAAGATGAGGTATTTTCTATACTTGATGAAGTAACAATGACGTTAGGTAATGTCATGAATGAAGATAAAGAAGTTTATCATTACAGCGTAATTGATGATAAAGGTGAAACAAAATATACAACAGATCGTAAAGGACACATAGTCGGAATTTTAGAATGGGCGTTTGATTATATTGTAGGAAATATTGAAGTGGAGGAAATGGAATATGAATTGGGAAATGAAAAATTTACTTTGTGATTTAGAAATAGTAAAACAGAAAATTGACGATGTGATTACTTCTTTCGCATGGTTTGATGAAGAATATTTTACACACGAACCTAATCACGTATTAAGTATGGAAGAAATTAAGGGACACGGTTACAGATACCATGAACATAGAATACAAAACACGCAAACAATCGATTTAATGCTGATGTATATGAAGGAATTTAATGAATTAATCAACAAATTCCACGAAATAGAAAAAGCGTCATCTGATGTAAGTTTGGCGACAGAATCAGATAACGCTGAGTAAGTGCAATTTGCAAATCAAAAGCACAGGAATAATATACCATTTCTGTGCTTATTCTTAAAACATAAAACGAAAGGTTGATTAAATGGATGAAGTTTCTTTATATAAAAAACATTATCAATTCCATTCTAAATTAGATAATGTTGATACACCTAATTTATCTCGTATAAAAGAGATTAGTAAACGAATTTACTTTGCTGCAATTACAACAGAAAAACAAATTTTTAATAATAAAGGAAGTGTTTATCACCAAACAAAAGATGAATTTGCAGGTGATTACATTAATAACCTTACTTTAGATTATACCATAAAACCTAGAGAAATAGGTGCAGTCTATGGAACTATCTCTGTAAAAACAACAGTAGAGAACGGTGAGGAGAAGAAAGAGGCACATTTTAAGCCTAGTAAAACAAATAGCTATGCAAAGTTTATTATTGATCTAATTACTGAAAAAGTAATTTACTCAAAAGAATTGGATAGCTTTATCAAACTAAAAAATAATCAATATGAAATTATAGATAATACTAATTTTTCATTAGGGTATCCAGTAGACAATAAGTATCATATCAATGATTTTCTTGATGTAATGCTAGAGGTTTACAAAGAATATTTCATTAATGATTATCAATATAATATCTATCCTTACGCTATTGCAGGTAATGATTGGATATATAATTGCAAAGAATTAGAATTTGTAGATAAGAAAATTAATAGTAACGATTACTATATCATTAAATATGATGTAGATAAGAAGAATATAAACATTAACTTAGCACAACAATTCTTTGACTTAGTAAGTGACAATGAACGCAGTAAGAGTAATTTAATGTTGGTGCATGCTTATACTATGTATCGAAAAATGAAACTTATTCAAGCTGAAAAATGGTTCTTAATTAAAGATTTTGGGAGATCTGGTAAAGGTTTGTTTATGGAAACTTTTGAGAAACTTCTAAATGTAAATAAAGTCAATTTTGATAGCTTATTATCATCTGGCTTTGAGGCTGCAAATGAATGGCTTAACTTTTATGGTGCAGATATTGCTCATGCAAATGAAACAGGTGAAATAAATAAAAGCATGATGAGAATATTACGCAAAATAGCTACTGGTGAGAATATATCAGGGCGTGGCATACAACGAAATAACGTTAAGTTTAAAAATAATGCAGTGTTAATCTTAGATACTAATGAAAGTGTTGATACTGGTGAAATTACTGCTAATAGAACACGTACAGTTAAGATTGCATTTAAGGATAGACCAAAGAACGAAACTGATGAAGAACGTTATAAAGTATTTAAACCATTTTGGGACTTTGTTAAGCCTAACGGGAAAAACTCAGTCAATGCGTCAGTATCATTTTTAATATTAAGTCTTGAGTATCTTAAACAAATAGGCGGAGAATTTAAGTTTAATAATGTAACACTTAAAAACTATTACACCGAAGATGATTTGACCGATACTCAAATTCTTATGCTCAAAGTCTTATCTAAACAGGACTTCATTTTTTCAGGTGATGAGATACTACAAAAAACTATCGAAGAAGATTATAAAAGTCTAAGATATAAAAAAGCTAAAGAAGATATGAGAAAAATAGGAGTAGCTATCAATAAGCAGGAATGGATAGAGGGACAAAATACTAAAGTTCATAAAGTGAAAAATCAAGAATTATTTAATATGGCTTTGGCTTTGATTGAAACTTAGGATAGTCTAACTCTTACTAACTCTTGTACTAACTCTTGAAACGTTGAAATATCAACTACTAACTCTTATAACTCTTATTTTACTTAGCGTATTTTGATTATATATAGATAAATGCAAGTATAGAACGAAACAAGGTTATAAGGGTTAGTGTTCTATTGGAGGTATTCTCATGAAAATGTACAATGCAGCAAAGTATCTTCTTAGTAAAGATGTGCAAGTTGTACCCTTAAACGATAATAAAAAACCAACAGTATCATTTAAGAATGTAACTATTGATGATGATTTTATAGATAATAACTTTTTAGCATATGCAAATACAAATGTATTAGGTGTCCTTACTCGAGGGTTATGGTGTATCGACATTGATATTAATCACGTAAATGGTGAAAGTGGCTTTGATAGTTTGAAAGATATTCCTTACTATGATGAGTTTGTTTCTAATGCACAAAATACGCTAGTGCAGACAACAGCAAGTGGGGGAAAGCATGTAATATTTAAAAAACGTGATGGCGTTGAATACGCTCAAAAAATAGGATATTTACCATCAGTAGACATTAAAGCACATGATAATAACTATTTTGTATTAGCTGGAAGTAAAACAGTTAAAGGGTTATATACAAGTAATAAGAAACCAGTAATTGCTTATGATGGTGAATTTGAAGATCGTATATTTTCAAAACGTGGGAATTACCTACAACAGACTATGAAAAAGTTCTCAGTAAAAAGTGTGTTACCTAATCACAATTTCAATCATTTACAACATACTGGTAAAGGTGGACTAGGTAAAGAGGCATACAATCGTGTAATCAATGGTGAAAGCATAGAACGTAATAATGATGTATATAAGGCTATTAGTTACGCATTACAATGTAACGTGGATATAGAGCCTCTAAAAGTAATTATTGGTGATGTTAAAGCAAATGGTGATGAATTTACTTTTGAAGAGTGGGAGGCCTCATATAACAGTGCAAGAAACTCATTACGAATTTAATATAGATGACGAATTAAAAAAACTAGGTTTATTAGTTGGAATATCTGAAGAAATATATTATTGCTCAATTAGTCGCATATCAACATTGTATCTTGAAAACTTTGGGACTAAGTGGGTAGCTTGGCGTGAAACTTATGATTTACAGAATAATAAAAAAGTATCGTATAGAACAATAGCAGATGGCAGTTTTGAATTAGTAGCTGCAAGAACTAAAAACTATTTAAATTACATTAAAAGAAAGCAGGGAATAAAATGAACGTTGAAATTATAGCAAATGAATTTGAAACTAGAGCAGCAACGCTATTAAGATATTTTACTGGACTATGTGAAAGCAGTTATAAATTACCTTTTGCATTTAAGATATATAATGATCCGTTTAATGTTGTGTATATGATGAGCAAAGGTAAAATGTATGCTCATGTGTATATTAAAGATTGTGAAGTGAGAAAATCTTTTGAGATTGCGTCAGAAAAGCATACTGAGAGACTTATAGAGAGTATCGAGGGTCATTATGCAGGTTATGAAATACCAGATGGCACACATGACACTATAAGCGATATGATGGCTAGTTTCATGTTTGATAATGATTATTTCATGTATGGCCTAGAAACATTTGCAGAAAGCAATAATAGTGACATGTTCGATTATATGAGTAGAGATTTTAATATAGATGAACTTGAGGGCGTTCAAACTAGTAATGCAGATGTTATAGGTAATATGGAAATGTTGTATCAGTTAGCTACTGGCATTAATGAACCATCACCAGAATTAGTTGAGGGCTTGAAAATTATTACTGAATTTATTCAGAATGAAAAGGCTAATGCAGATGATAGTAAAGTATTAATTGAACAATTAAATGAGTTGAAACACTCTTATTACAATGGAGTGAAATCATAAATTTATCGGTCATGCACTTAGTAGGTGCATGGCTTTTTTATATGTAAATCGTAATTGTTAAGATTTGTTAATGATTTTAGGTTTATCTCAGGTGAAAAAAACGAACATTAGTTCTATAATAGAAAGTGTATGAAATTGTATGAAAAGTAGTATAAATGCTTTAGTTATAGTGTTAAATGGAATGTTAAGAAGTTATATAAACGTTACTAAAACAAGAACATTTGTTTGTTATTTAGGTGTAAGTTTAGTATAATAGTGTTATAGAAGTAATTATACTTTTATGTAGATTGGTTAGTTTCTTGTTCGCTGAAATCACGAATGCAAAATAGTTAAAAACTGTAAATTGATTGATTTGTTTCATTTAATACCTCCTCATTTACTTAGGTCTGCTCAATAAAGAATGGAATGAGGATAAAACAATGACAATAACAATTGAAAAAGAATTAACGAACGATCATATCAGAGTATTAAACGTATTACGCAACACTAAGCACGAGATTATTACTAAGCAAAATATATTTAATCAATTGAATATGGAATTTAACCGAAACAACGACAGATGGTTAAGAAATACGATTAATAGTTTAGTAGTTGATTATGGTTATCCAATCGGATATAGCTATAAAAAAGATGCAAGAGGTTATTTCATGGTTAAATCTGAGGAACAGAAAGAATTAGCCTTAAGAAGTATCAAGCGTCATATCGAAGGTAGTTTAAAGCGATATGAGGCGTTAAAGAAAACTGAGATTTAAGGTGATGTAGTGAGTGCAGCGATTGAAATTATTCAAGAGAAAGTTAGCGATTACGAATTGTTCACTAGATTTAATACTTACTACATTCAATCAAGAATAGCACTCATAGAAAGCGATATAGAAGATATGTATGGCCGAACTACACCTAGTTTATGTAGTGATACTGTATCAGAAAGTATTTACTATGAGAGTTATTCCGTTGAAAATCTAGCAATCGCTATATTAGAAGAACGTCAGAAATTGGAACGGTATAAGAGTAGAAGTCAAAGAGATTTAAACGCCTTTTATACTGTTCTAGGGCGTTTCTCTACTAAAGAACAAAAGTATATAAAAAACTATGTTAATACACACTCAGAGGCTCATATGAATGTGATAGAGCGTTTTAAGATTGAACTATACAAATATATTCAAACAAATAGAAATGAGCGTAATAAAGGTATAGAAAACAATTATTCATATATAAATGACAAGCATCAAAAATTAAAGACTTATCCTCATAAGTTGACGCTTAACCAAGAGAAAGCACTCAGGGAAAAAGAAGATGGTGCTACTGAAAAGAGTATGAATAATGATGAGTTTGTAGCAAAGTTGAATGATCTAGATAAGAAATCATTTAAAGAATTTATTTATAACAGAAATGAAAATAATATCGACTTTGAGAAAGTCTTAATATTGCTGCAAACTATACCGAAACGATTACCACAAAAAGAGATTAAAAAGCCATATAACTACATAAGAGAAATAGGCTTAAAAACTAATTGAAACGAGGGACTTAATTGAAAACTGCAAAATATTTTGATGAATACAACGAATATGTCACAGGTCAAAGAGAGAATATCAATAAAATTGAAAATGAGCGTCAAGAGTTATCGCAACGAATTAAAGAAGATAAAGCAAAGTATAAAGAATTAATTGCTAACTCACAAGATGACGAGGCTGACGCACTCTATACTACATTTGATAGTAATGAGAAGAAATTAAAAGCCTTAGAGAAACGCTTATCGACTAAAAAAGAAGTGTTTGATGAGGCTAGACGTAAAAAGGCGATTGAACTTATTAAACATCAAGCAGATTTACCTCATTTGTACAAAAAGGACAAAGAACGTATATTAGCAAAATTTGAGCCAATCGTTGAGGAATATAACAAAGTGGTAGATGAAATCGCAGCATTAAATGACGAATACGAATATGAGTTTTACAGATTCGTCGGGCCTTATGACAAAGAAAACTTTGAGAAAGATAAAGAAGTAAGAGCAGAAATCAAAAATCATTTCAGCCCTAATAAATATTCCAATTATGTGAGTGGAGACGAACTACCATTCATTGATATAAGAAATAAAATGCAATTAAGAGGTGCTAAATAATGGCTAGAAAATACAATTTAGATAAGGTTAGCAATTATCTTTTAACAGAAACAACATTGTCGGCAGAAGAAACTCAAAAAGTATTAGATGTAGTAGAAGAACAATTTTCTCAAAACATTCAACAGCAACGAAAAGATGAACTAACTCAACAGTCACAAAGAGAGAGAAAACTTATGAAAATGTTTGAAGAAAATCGCATAGTTAAATAATAAATATCTTGCCTATCCTTAGTGGTAGGCTCATTTTATTTGTGAGGTGCATACATGAACCTTAGAAGAGTAAACTACTCACTATCATATTATGAAACTAAAATATCTGAATATACTTTGCTAACAGAATATAACCCTAAATTTATTAATACCAAGATTAAGGCCATCACTATACAAATAGAGATGATGTATCACTTAAATATCTCACATATGACTACAAATGATGTTCATGGCGTTGTATCAATATCCTATCCACTAGAAAAGTTAGTGATTGATATTATAGGAGAAAAAGAAAAATTGAAACGTTTCAAAACAAAAGCGAATAGAAACATGCAGCAATTAAAACAAGTTATTAAGCGATATACACCAGTTGAACAAAAAGAAATCATGTATTATATGCAGTCCAATGGTTCAACGATAGATTATAGCCTCATAGAACGCCTACAACGTGATTTATACGCTTATAAGCATAAAGTAAGTGTTGCTACATGATGTACGATAAACAAGCGATTAAACAGTTTATAATGGACTATCACAAAGAGAAAGAATCAAATGTTGTAAGCTATGATGATACTGATATAGATGATTTCTTTTCACTTAGTGATGAAGTCGAACCCTTTGAACTAAGTGAGAATACTAGTAATCAAGTGTTCTTCAATGAACTAGATCAGCTTATTTATACAGTAGGGACTAGAAGGGAATACTACATATTTTTCTTGCTATGTGAAGGGAAATCTATGAATGAAATCGCAAAGATATTTGAATTAAGTAGAGAAAGAATACGTCAACTATGGAATGATTTATTAGATAAATTAGAGGAGGGACAACATGAGTGATTTAAACCCTAGACAAGAAAAGTTTATATCTGAATACCTAAAGACGTTGAATGTAACACAAAGTGCAATTAAAGCTGGTTATAGTCCTCATACTGCAAGTGTACAAGGTAGTAGATTGCTAAAGAATGAAAAAGTGGCTAAGTACATTGATGAGCAACGTAAGAAAGTGATTGATGAGGGCGTACTATCAGCTAACGAACTACTTCATATCTTAAGTAATGCAGCAGTAGGTGATGAAAGTGAAGTGAGAGAGGTCGTTGTTAAGCGTGGGGAGTTTCAACGTAACCCAGACACTGACAAAATGAACTTAGTGTACAATGAGCATGTAGAAATGGTAGAAGTACCTATTAAGCCTAGTGATAGATTACGTGCTAGAGATATGCTAGGTAAGTATCACAAGTTATTTACCGATAAAAAAGAACTTTCATATGAAACGCCTGTTATTGTTAATGTTGGTGATTGGCCAGATGATGAAGAAGAAGAAAAACGAAAGGCAATAGATGAATTACATGAGCAATATCCCAATAGAACAATGATTATTGATGATATACCATTAGAGGACTGATAATCATGTATTCAAAGATAGAACAGATTAATATAAATGATATGTTCGACAGGGCTATGAGCATTAAAAAGAATACTGTGATTACTTATACTGATCTAATGACTGATAAAGAAATGAAAGAAAAAGAAATGCCTGATATTAAAAAAAGGAACACTAATTAGAATGAATTATTAGCACACGGACAAGTTAAATAAACTATTCTTTGAACGTCACTTAATAGTGGCGTTTTTTGTATTTTTAGGCACTGAGAAACGCACTATATTGCAGTGAGAAATAGAAATGAATACAATTGGCAATCAGAAAATATATAAAAACACACCTCAATTTATTTTTGAGATGTGTTTTGTATTTAGTTATTGTTTTCTGAAAATTGCATTGTGACCTTCTCCGCCATCTAATTTAATAGTTTCACCATTTTCTTCAACTTTATAATGTAAACTTTCCTTATCATCACCATCAAAAAATATCATTTTTCCATCTTTTACAGTACCATTTATTGTTTCACCTTCATATTTTAATTTAACTTTATCAGCATTATCTTTTGGAACTTCCATAACCATGTCTACATTCAAATAATCGATACCACTACTCTGTGCAAATTTATATGTTCCTTTTTTTAAACCATTGTTCCCACATGCTGCAAGTAGTAAAACTAAACCAATAATAGAGATAAAATAAATTAATTTACGTTTCATATTAAGAACTCCTCAAATAATTATATTTATAAATTATGTAAAAACTTAGAGGATAATACATATCCTCTAAGAAAAATTATGTTACTAACTATTTAGATTTAGAAACACGTCTAAATGCTAATAATGAACCAGCAGCTAATAATACTGAAGCAATGATTGTTACTAAGCCACTGTTTACATCTTCTTTACCAGTTTTTGGTAAAGTCGTAGATTGTGATTGAGTATTGTTTTGTGTTGTGGCTTGTGTTTGTTGTCCATTATTTTGTTGTTGTTGATCACCTTGATATGTATCAACAACTGTTGTTTTAGATTGGTTATTATCTGAATTATTTCCGTTCAAAATATCTTTAGCTTCTTTAGGATAAACATATTTAATTTTTTGTCCTGAAGCTTCCTCATTTAATGCTTGTCCGTTTTTTACTCTATTAAGATAATCTTGATAACTCTCACCTTTACTTACTATGTGCACACCTGAACCAGGTCCACCACCATATCCATCATTTTCTCCTACTTTATCCTGTTCATTAAATTGTTTTTCTGTAAATACATGTATAGGTCTCTTTGATTCAGCATGTGCTTGATGACCAACACCTGTAAATAATAATGCACCCGCTAATGAAGTTGTTGCTAATACACTAAATTTTTTCATTGATATTTCCTCCCTGTTCGTAATTAATAACTACCTTTTATGTAAGTAGTACACAACTAAAGTTATCAAATAGAAAGGACATATTATGTCCCTAAAAAACTTTTTTTAAATATTCTTATATTATAAAAAGTTAGGGGCATAAAAAGGGCATAATTTTGATAATAAGGGCAAGGGTATGAACAAGAAATAATCTTTAAAACGCTCATAAACTCCTATATAATAGTGTTTTGAAAACTTATGAATGTTCATAAAATCAGATTTAGGATTGAGTGGGAATAGAAGTTAAAATGTAATTTTAGGCTAGAAATACCTTTGTGATAGGGTTTCTAGCCTTTTTTAATATGAGAGGTTTTGAAAATGAGATTAAATAAAATCGAGCTTCAAGAAAAGGATTATCCTAAGGCATTGGCTATTTGGGAGCGTTCAGTTATTGCTACACATGACTTTTTAAAAGAGAAAGATAGAATAGCACTAAAAAAGGAAATCCCAACATACTTCTCGCATGTTGAGGCATATTTGTGGTTTGATGGTGATGATGTCATTGGATTTTCAGGGACTAATGAAGCTAATTTGGAAATGCTATTTTTAGATCCTAAATACTTTAAGCAGGGTTATGGCACGGAAATACTGCAAACTTTAATTCAAGAGCATAAGATTCAATATGTGGATGTAAACAAAGATAACCCCAATGCCGTGTCATTTTATCTCAAAAATGGATTCAAACAATATGATGAATCTGCAAAAGATGGACAGGGTAGGGATTATCCAATCGTACATCTTAAATTGTTTTACTTCTTCCATGCCATTAATAATTCAGTATGGTTTGTTTTATCAATATTGGCGTCAATTTTTATGAAACCTAAATCCGTATAA